AAATCAAGCAAGGTTTCACACAGGAGCAACTGAAATCCGCCGCCATCGCACAGCTGTCACAGGCTGGTGCATTGGCGCCCGATCAGCTGTATCGTTTACTTCAGGAGCAACTTCGCGCTAAAGATGGACAGCCTGTGGCTGTTGTCGGCGGCGTCGAACTTCCGGTTAGCGACTACATCGCTAATCTGAAAAACCCTGGCAGTGGCTACGAACATCACTTCGCAGCAACTAACAGGGCCGGCATGGGTGTAACGGGCAGTGCCCGCGCCACCGCATTCCCCGGACAATCCAACCCCTGGTCAAAAGACAGCTGGAACATTACCCAGCAAATGATGCTTTTGGCCCAGGACCCTGACAAGGCCCGCCTCCTCAAAGCAGAAGCCGGCGCCTAGCCCCTGTGGGGCACAACCCCAACCTTGACTCCACTGGAGCTAACCCATGTCTTCCTTTGCAGGTAACTACGGGGCAACTTCGACTTTCCTGTCGAACCTTGTCACCCGTCCCGAATTCCTTCAGTACACCGCCGAGGGCATCTTCGAGCAATCGAAGTGGATCCAGAGCGGCATTGTGCAGCGCAACGCTGCCCTGGATGCCCGCGCTGGCGGCACCCGGGTGCGCGTGCCTTTCTTCGACCCCATCGCCCCGACTGAGACCCAAATCCTCAGCACCAACACCTGGGGTGGCGGCGGCGGCTATCTGGTGCCCCAGAACGTGACTGCCGACGAGCAGATCATGACCCTGCTGCACCGTGGCTTCGCCTATGCCGCTGACGACCTCAGCAAACTCGGCTCCGGCGCTGACCCCTTGGCTCACGTCCGCAACCAGCTGACCGCCGCCATCAACAAGCTGAAGACCGGCACCCTTGCCGCTCAACTGCTTGGCCTGTTCGGCGGTATCTCCGGCGCTGGCGTTCTCGGCCCCAACCAGACCGACAAGTCGTTCGCTGGTGTCCCCGGTTCCATGACCGAGGCCAACTTCCTGAACGTTGCCAACGTTGTGGCTGCCAAGGCCAAGTTGGGTGAGCGTGGCGACGAATTCGACGCCATCGCCATGCACTCGAACGTGGCTTACTACCTGCAGCAGATCGGGATGCTGACCTTCAGCACCTCGGCTCTGTCCACGGGTGGCGCTGTTGTCTGGGGCGGCGGCGGTGTGGGCGTGACCCAAACCGAGGCTGCTTACTTCGCGGGTCTCCGCGTGGTGATCGACGACCAGCTCGTCGCTCTGACGGGTGGCACCGCCACCCACGCCAAGAAGTACCCCGTGTATCTCTTCAAGTCGGGTGTGGTTTCTGAGGGTATCCAACAGGATCTGCGCCTCGCCGCAGACCGCAACATCCTGTCCATGCAGGACGTTCTGGCTGTGGACTACCACTACGGTTACCACATCACCGGCACCAAGTGGGCCGCCGCTGGCGACAACCCCGACAACACCAGTGGCGCTGGCAACCTTGCCGCTACCGCCTCCTGGAGCCTGGTGTTCTCCACCACCAAGATGGTGCCTGTGGCCCGTCTGCTGGTCAACACCCCGTTCGACACCACGGCTTACGCCTGATCTTGAACACGGCTACAAAAAGGGCCCCCATTACGGGGGCCTTTTCTTTTGCCTATCAGAGACCCAGCCGGAGTTTCTCCTGCGCCTCAAACACACTGCCGGTGTTCATCGACATCTTGTACGACTGCAAAAAGAGCTGGTTAATCACGTCGAAGCTCACCTGGAGCATCTCATGAATCTCCTGGGTCGAGAGCTTCTCGTCTTCCCTCAGACGCCGAATTTCGGCCGCCACCTCCTCCAGCTTCCTTACTTCCTTACCAGGCAGTACGGAAGGGGGCTTGGCCACTACGCTGGTGTCAGCGTCCACTTGTTTGCGAGCAGGCATGAGCATGGTTCGTCTTTTCGTACTACAGGATAGCCGCCGAACGTTCCTTGACGTCCCTTACGGCAAACATTTAGAGGCCCAGGCCGAACTGGAAATGTCCGGGGCGAATGTCTACCACGCTGCCTTACTTAGTGCTCCCCCGAAATCAAGAAACTACCGAAGCACAGCTAGACTGAATCAAAGACTGTATTAGCCGTGCCAGCAGCCATCGACGCGACTCTCGGAGGCACCTCTGCGAACTCGTACGTCACGCTGGCTGCTGCCAACACGTATTTCGAGACGGTCCCCGATTCCAGCACCTGGACCAATAAAACCGACGACCAGAAGAACCGCTCTCTGATCTCAGCCACCCGCTGGATCGATGCGCTGTCGTTTTACGGCGACCGCTGCACGGAAACCCAAGCCCTGAAGTGGCCCCGCGACAACTACAAAGTCGACGGTATCGAACTGGCCTGCACCCTGATCCCGGATGGTATTAAGGTTGCCACCTATGAACTGGCACGCGCCTTCGCCAACGACACCGAGGCCATCACAGGCACCAGTGGCACCAGTGGCATTTACGACCAAGTCGAACTGGGCGACCTCAAAGTCAAGTACAACAAAACTTCACAAACCAGCGGCGTCATCAACAACGTCTTCGACGTCTACCCCTGGCTCCAGACCTACCTCGGCGCTTACTGCCTGGGCGGCGCATCTAACCACGCCGTCCGCCTGTACCGAGGTTAGACATGAGCCGCGTCGATACGACATTTGCAGGCATCCCAGCACCCCTTTTGCGGGACTGGGGCATCGACGCGACCTACATCCAAGTCGGCGACTGCGACATCTACGACCCCGAGACTGGCACAGTCCTGAGCACAGAGGAGTCCATCCCAGTCCGCGTGCTGATTACCCAAATCAAACCAGAAGAGTTCGAGAGCAGCTACCAATCCACCGACGTAAAGATGCTGCTGGGCAACAGCGAACTGGGCGACTACGTCCCTTCCATCCGCGACACCATCCAATACCAACAGGATGGAACAACCCGCACCGGACGCATCATTAACATCAAAACTTACCGAGGCGATAACCCCATCTTCCACACCCTGATAGTGAGGCCCCAGTAATGGCAAGACTCCGTGATTTAGAAAAAGACGCCTACAAGATGGTGAATAACTGGGCGCGGAGTGCGGCCAAAGAGATAATGAACGGCCTTGCCGAGTCCGGTCCCGAGTGGAGTGGAGATTTTAAGGACAGTTGGGTAGCCGACGCACCTGGAGGAGGCGCGGGAGCGGGTGGCTATCCCTACGCACTCAGTGAAATTCCGCAGTTACCAGCAACTAAACGCGAAGCTGAACGCCAAACTAAATTTGTCATATACAATTCTGCCCCCCATGCCGCCATCGCCATGGACTTGGTGGATGTACCAGCGCAAGACTTCGAGCAACAGGGATCTCCTAAGGGAGAGGTCGTAGCACGAGGGACGCGCCCAGACAACGGCAAACGAGGCGAAGTTTCCCCCGGGGCAGGGAAAAGGGGTAACGCTACCAGTACAGCCCCGCTGTTCTGGTATCAAACCTTCGTACAAGGAGGCAAAATGCAAAAAGCCCTTGAACGCGGGGTACGTGTAGCCCCACCACCTCGACAATGAACTACCAAGCAATCCGTGCTGTCCTGGAAGGACCCCTACTGACGGCGTACAACAGCCTTGTCCCTGCTGTACCTGTCTACTTTGACAACGTCATGAATGATGGTGCGGACAGCGCGGAAGAGTATGTTCACGTCAATATCCAGTTTGGTTTAACCACTGAAACGGCCCTTTCAGCCGACCACGATTATGTGCGTGGAGTTGTAATTATTCGCACGTACACCCCAAAGGGTAAAGGTCCCGCCCGCAATCAAACGTTGGTCAGTACCGCCGCTACAGTTCTCCGTGAAATAAACGCCGCCCCAAAAGCAGCAACAGGCGTGTATCTGCGCACCGGATCTATTGAGGGCCCTTCGTTCAGTCCTGACTACGGTGGGACCGTACCAGATCAACAATCCCGTCGAGCGTTCACACCTTTCTTCATTTCACGCATCTCGGCAGGATTCCAAGCACAAGTAATTTCTTAGTGGACCGGCTTTACACCAGCTAACCTGTATTAAGCCGGGCCGTGCCCGTACCGTTCACATTTCCTGGTATCCCCCATGGCCACCGTTCTCTCGGGCACTTCCGGCGCCCTGTATTACACCCCTGCCGGAACTTCAGTCACCACGCTGACTGCTGGTGCTTTCCCCGCTACCGGCTCCAACATCACCGTTGGTTCCTACCTGGGCTTCAAGGTCAATGACCCTGTGACCCTGGCCTATCCCGTAGGCGCCACGACCACCAACGCCATTCCTGCCGGCCCGTACTTTGTGAAGACGTACGTTGCTTCCACTGGCATCATGACCCTCAGCTCGACGGCTGGTGGTGCTGCCGTGACCGCAACTGCATCTCCTTCCGGTTTCGGCGCTGCCTACGCCAGCATCACCTACACCGCTCCTGTTGTGGTGGGTTCCGTCCGCGAGTGGAGCTTCGAGATCACCCGCGCTGAGATCGACGTCACCA